CTCACTTAATACTATCTCATCACCAACTTCTACATTATTTTCAGTAAACCAACCACGATTTGCTTCAATTGCAAATAATACTTCACCATCAGAATATACAGGCAAATTACTATATGGTGTTAATTCTTTAATACTTTCGATAGTTCCGTCTTCTTTAACAAATGCAATATCAAGTGGAATACGAGTATTCTTCATATGGAATGAATGTTGACCAACTTCTTCAAATATAAAGAGCATACCCTTGTCAATGTCTAAACTCTCACGGAACATAAGACCTAATTTGAAGTCTCCGTCACTTTTTGGAATCTCAACATGCAATGGTAAATCAATATACGATTCACTTGTTGTAGTTGTATGTTGTTCGTCAGGTACGTTTTTCATAAGATTCTTTTTCATCTCTTTTTTTGAAATTTTAGGACCACCGATTGGATCACCATATTCATCTCTTTTCATCTCTTCACTCATTTTCTTTTTTGGTTTATCAGTTGAGACATAGGTTGGTTTTGCAGCACCTGTTTTCTCTGCTTGATTAGGGTCAGCAGCTCTTTTCCTTCTCTGTGCAGACTTACGTTCTGCATCAGTCATGGATGCTCTCTTTGCAGAAGATACACATTTGGGTGTTGATTTTTGACCTGGTTGACGAGCACAAGGTTTGCCTGATACTACTTGAACCCAACCTGGTTTTCCACCTTTTGATCTAGATCCTTTGAACCAATTATGAAGTGAACCCTCTTCTATGGATTTCTGAAATGCTTTTTTAACTTCAGACACACCAATAACATCAATCACTTCCGCAAAAGTTTCTCCTTTTGAATCTTCGATAGTAACAGAATCACTCATTAGAACTAGAATTCTCCTTATTATTTAGTATTCCTTGTTTTAACATCTTTGATAATTCTGATGTTGAACCTACAAAGAGTGCGTTATTAGTTACATTATTTGTTGTTTGTTTCTTATCTTCGTCTACTTCCTTTACTTTCTTTTGTAGATCCATTAACTTATCTGTCGTATCTGCAACTGATTTAATAATTTGTCCTGCAACTTCATATGCTCTCGCACTGCCACCTTCACCAGCAACTTCTAATATACCATTAAGTGCTTCTTGACCCTTTTCGACTAACGAATATAAATTTGCACGAGTATAGTCATAGTCTTTCTTGACATCATCTTTAGTAGATTCCACCTTTTGTGGTTTGCTACTTGGAGTAACATCAATTGCACTACTTGTGTTTAACGCTTTATCAATCGAATCATAGTTAGTCATGGTATTCATTAAATATCTTTCTGTTGTGTTGGACTAAATGATCTAGAATCATCGAATACTTCAATAAGACCATTAAATCCAAAGTCATCATCTGGTTCAACAAGTAAATCGTCAGCTGCTGTTAATACATCAATTGATGCTCCTTCAATGTGAGTTTCAGCAACACTTTGATATCCACGATTAACGGTAATCGTGTTTGCATCGACGATTTCTTTAATCTTCATGATTTCTTTATCTATAATAATTCTCATGCCGACTGCTAATGCAAGAGTAGATGTAACATCAAATCGAGTCTTAGTTTTAGATAAATTAGTCCTTAATACAGTTGTATCATCATTATCATAGTCTTTTCTTGCTTGAGGTGTAGCAGTAAATCTTAACTCTCTTCTTGCTGTTTCAGTATTTACAGAAGCATGATAATCCACCTGAACTTTCTTAATTAGACCTTCACTAGAATCAGATACAGGACCAAAGAGATAAGTTTTAGCAGTGAAGTTTAAAGTGTATATAAGTGCTCTTCTTGTTGCAAAATCTCCTTCATAATCATCTTGGAATGATATATTATCCAATACGATTGGAATATCTCTTTTTTCTCCAATTACATCTATAAGATCAACAGTTACATTAAATGATGGTTGAAAATATGGTAATATCTGCTCTACTATCTGTAATGCATCATCATTTAATTTTACGAGAATATTTAACTCAAATCCAAGATTATAGGGAACTGGCATAAAAACCTTTCTTAGTTTTTTACCATCAGACGCTTTGAATGTTTGAGTTATACCACCTTTTCTTGTTGCATCGTAAGCAATATTAGTTGTTTCAAATGACATTCTTGGTAATGTAATCTGAACCGCACGATTTAAATCTGGTTGTTGTTCTAATCTTGCTAGGAACTTTTGCATTGGTCCGTATGCAAGAGGAACTCTCATGTCACTCGTTTCTTTTCCTGCACCATCTCGATGACGAATATG